CAATAAAACATATTATGGAAAATATTGTATTAATTCTATGTCAGATGACCACGAAGGATTAGATAATGAAGTTAAATATTTATTAATAAAAGGACTAAATGAGTATAGAAAGAAAAAAAATATTCAATAATTAAAATCAAAAATAATGATAGGTATATTATCTTTTTCATCAAACAACATTATTCCGACTTATTCAACTGATAATGAAATAAAATGTTTTGATTTTTATTGTAGTTATGATAATAAAATATACATTAATGGAAAATTACACCGACCGGAAAGAAAAATGAGACAAAACAACTTAAATAAATGTTATATAATACATATAAGTAATATTGAGATGTGGTTACTTCCCTTTTTGGTTAAGCAGTTTTGAGAAAACAAATAAACCTTGTAACAAATTGCTACTCATTTCGTCCTTCACCAGATTTACTGGGTTAAGTTAAAAGGTGAAACTCCTTTATTGGAAGGAACTAATAATCCCTTCAACACCGAATAAACCATTTAGAAATTTGTCTCATTTTTCTTTTTGGTCGGTGTAATATAAATCGGCATTTCGGCGAAGCACAGTAAATGTTATAACGAAGTAAAAAAAGGTGTAAAAAATAAATTAATATATTTTATTCGTAATATAATATATTTTATTCGTAATATATTTTATTCGTAATATAATATATTTTATTCGTAATATAATATATTTTATTCGTAATATATTTTATTCGTAATATAATATATTATGGTAAGCACGAGAAAAAGAATTTTAAAAAAAAGAAAAACAATGTTTCATAAAAATAGAAGATTTAGAGGAGGTGTTAATACAACTTCTGATTCAATTGAATCACAAGGACCAATGAATATATCTGAATTAGATACAAGTCAGGCAACAATGAATATATCAGAATTAAATGTAACAGATGATTCTGATATAAATAATACAACATTAGATACGAATGATTTATCAATAGCAAATGAGCCGATAAGGCAAAATATAATACCAACAATAACCCCAGTAGAATCACATGAATTAGATATATCAATGGATTCAGATTTAAGTAGTTTAAGTGGAAATACGTCAAGTGAAGATATAAGTATGACATTTGGAGGAAAAAAAAAATTAGGAGGAAAATCAATATATAAAAGAAAACATACTAGCAAAAATAAAAAAAGTTATAAAAAAGGAAGAAAAACAAGAAAAACAAGAAAAAATAAAAGACAAAAAGGAGGCCGAGGATTTACAACAAGCGTAACAACAAATCCAATAGCATATAAAGAAGATGAATATGATCAGTTCAAAAATGCGTTAAATTACAAAGTATAAAAAAATTATACAGTAGGTATAAATTCCCAATCTAATTCAACACACATTTTTTTCCAAGTTTCGTCTTGTTCAATGAGTTTTTCGCGATCTTTTAATAAAGGTATATCGTGTAAGAAATGTGTTTCTTCAAGTAATTCACAAAATTTAAAAAGAACATAATAATAATTTAAAAAATTAACACGATAATCAGGACAAGTTTTAGCATAAGGAGATTGAATTTCCATAAATAAATTACAAAGTGTATCTTCTAATTCAGGGCTAAAAACAGGAGGTTTAATACCTAATTTATTTTTAATAAATGCGATGTGTTCATAATATTTATTAAATCCTAATTTTTTTAAAATTTCTTTAGTTTTATGATGTGTAAGTTGTTCAATAGATATTCTTTCTTTTTTAATTTGTTGCTGTATTTGTTCAATAACATCATCGGGTATTTGTGTAGTTTCTTTACCTTGAAATTGTGCTAATATTTCTTTAAAATGATTAATTTTTTTATAAGCATAAAAGCAAACTTCTTTAGGTGGTTCTTTATAACTGGGTTTTTCATTTTCAATTAAATAAGGAATATTAACAGCACAAATATTACAAATAAGAACACCTTCATCATCAAGAGGAATCATTTCTCCTTTATAACAACTTTGACAAATATCGGTCTCTCTAATATAAGATTTCATATCAATAAATGATTCATCAATATTACTTAAATATTTTTGAACAATATTTTTATTTTTATTTTCATTAATATTTGTATCATTGTCATTATCATTATCCTTTTGTTTAATTTTAAAAATGTTAAAAAGTAATTGATTTTTGGAAGTAACAATTTTATTGGTATCATCAATATTATTAATATTTTTTTTATTTTCAAAATATTCAAATATAAATTTAGAATTATCAAGAAAATAATTATTTTTTTTATTTTTTAATTGTTTAATGGTTTCATTAATTTCTTTAATTCTATCTTTAATTTCCATTTTTTGTTCAATAATTAAATTAGTTTCAAATTCTAATTGTTTTTTTAAATTATACCTTTCTTCTTTTAATATAGGAATAGTTTCAAATTCGTATTTATTAAATTCATTAACAAATTCTTTATGCTTACCATCTAATGTGGTAGAATACTTTTTACAAACTTTAATTTTTTTATTAGCTTTTGGTTTAAAAGATGGCATAGAAATATATAATATATAAAATAGTTAAGAATTATTTAATAGATAATTTATAAAATATATAAAATATATAAATTAAATTATTGTAGTAATTGAATAATGTAAATCTGTATAAACCTTTACACAATTAAATGGCCCATTCGGGGACGATTTATCATTGCACAGTAACAGTTACTATGCGCATTTCATAACTTGTGAAAATGCGCAAAGGTGTAAAAAAATAAATGAAAAATAAATATTGAATAGTTAAAAATCAAAAAATTGTTTCATTTAGTAATATAATGGATATAGAGGTAAATATAGAGGATTCCTCAGGGAAAATAGATATAGATAAAATAAAATTTCAAAAAATGATATTTTTATATAATGCTTTAGATAGTGGTTGGTCTATAAAAAAAAGGAAAGATTCCTATATTTTTACTAAAAATCATGAAGGAAAAAAAGAAATATTTGATGAAAAATTTTTAGCTACATTTATGAAGGAAAATACAGACATTAATAAAATACTATCATAATTAAGAAGATTAAAATTTAATTTAGTTAAATTAATTAAATTAATTTTTAAAAATTTTTTTTCTTTTAGGAATGTATAAAATGGGAGGCGGATTAATGCAACTCGTAGCTTACGGAGCACAGGACGTATACCTTAAAAGCCTGTAGGGTAGAAAAACATCGGGGAATGTCGAAAAAATAAGACATTCATAAAGCCCTTTGTGGACACTCAAGGAGTACCACAGATGTTAATCAGGGAAATTAAAAATTTTTTTAATTTGAAAAGCCCTGGTGAGAAAATCAAACTGCTTGAAACCCCTAAAGCTTATTCTACTAAACAAATTTTGTGAGAAGTTTGTGGCCAAGACAAAAAACTTGGGTATAGTGACAATGAATAAGATGATAATTATTTTTTAGAAATGGGCAATGAGCATCCAAGCTTCTTTATAATTTAAAATATATATTTAAAAATATAATAATATAAATACAATACAAACATGGAAGAAAAACAGTGTGGAATGTGTGAAATAATAAAACCAATAATAAATTTTAGAAAATATACGGATAAGTCTAATTCTTTTTCAAAAACATGTAAATCATGTTTGAATGAAAAAGACAAAATAAGAAAAAAGAATCTAATAAAAAATAAATTAGAAACTCAAATAGCAAAATGTGAAAAATGTGAAGAAGAAAAAGTATTAAAAGATTTTGCTAAGTTAAAAAAGTTTTATAAAAGAAAGATTTGTATTTCTTGTTATCCTAAATTTTTATTAGAACAAAAAACTGAATGGTGTAAAAAAGAGAGTCAAACAAATATAAATTATAGATTAAAAAAATCACTAGCTTCACGTTTAAGAACAGTTCTTATAAAAAATGATTCAACAATGAATTATATTGGTTGTAATATTCAATACTTGAGAGAATGGTTTGAATATAATTTCACAGATGAGATGAAATGGGATAATTATGGAAGTTATTGGTCAATAGATCATATAATTCCAGTTTGTAAATTTGATTTAACAAATGAGGATGAAAAATTGAAATGTTGGAATTGGTCAAATTTAATGCCAGTAACAGTAAAATTCAATTGTTCAAAAAAAGATATTGATTCAAATCAAGTAAATTATATTTTAGAAAAAATAATAAATTTTAAAGAAGAAGGTTCAACGACTAAATGGTTTTCGGAAGATTTTATTTTAAGTAAAGAAACATATGAATATTATATAAATAAAAAATAATTTCTTTTTAAGATATAGTCTAATCCTTATTGAAAAATAAGGTAGAGGAAATGTACAGGTAATCCTCAAATTACTTTTTGGAAAGTAACATACAGACGTTACACAAATTTTGCCATTGAATCAATTGAACAAACATTCAATGGTCAAGCAGATTTCGGTCGCCGTGTTCAATGCGTAATTAGTAGAAACGGTGATCTTGCTTACAGAACTTATTTACAAGTTACCCTACCTGAAATTAACCAACTTATGGGTATTGCTTCATTTGCCCTTGGTATTGGATCAGGTGTTTATGCTCGTTGGTTAGATTTCCCTGGTGAGCAACTTATTGCTCAAGTTGAAGTAGAAATTGGTGGTCAAAGAATTGATCGTCAATATGGTGACTGGATGCACATCTGGAACCAATTGACTATGACTGCTGAACAAGAGCGTGGTTATTTCCAAATGGTTGGTAACACCACTCAATTGACATTCATTACTGATCCTTCTTTCGCAGAAGTAGATGGTCCTTGTGATTCATTAGCTCCTCGTCAAGTTTGTGCTCCTCGTAATGCTCTTCCTGAAACCACTCTTTACGTTCCTCTTCAATTCTGGTTCTGTACCAACCCAGGTCTAGCTTTACCATTGATTGCTCTTCAATATCATGAAGTAAAGATTAATCTTGATATTAGACCAATTGATGAATGTCTATGGGCTGTTACCACTTTAAGTTGTAACGAGAATAGATACAGAGCAGATATTGAAGCAATTGAACGTAAAGGAGATCAATATGCACCAGGTCGTCCAGTTCCAGCAGCAATTGCTTACAATCAATCTTTAGTTGCTGCTTCCCTATACGTAGACTACGTTTTCCTTGATACTGATGAACGCAGAAGATTTGCCCAAAATCCTCATGAATACTTAATTACCCAACTTCAATTCACTGGTGATGAATCAGTTGGTTCCTCAAGTAACAAGATCAAGCTTAACTTCAACCATCCAGTAAAGGAGCTAATCTGGGTTGTCCAACCAGATCAAAACGTAGATTACTGTTCATCCCTTGTATGTGATGCTCTTCTATTCAAGGTCCTAGGTGCCCAACCATTCAACTACACAGATGCTATTGATGCTCTTCCAAATGCTATCCATGCTTTTGGTGCTCCAATGGCAACTGCTCGTGATGCTGGTTCATACATTGATGCTCGTGGTCTTTTCAATGATGCTGGTGCTCTAGATTATGAGATCCCAATTGGTTTCACTGGATACTGGCATGGTCAACAAAATCCTTACAATGAGGTAAATCTTGGTGGTAAACATGTTCCAGTCCCAGATGTTATTACCAACCTTGAAGAATCACTAGGTGCTAACAATCCTCTAATCAGTGAATTTCTAAGAGATTACACCACTTCAGATCACAACAATGGTTCAACTGTCTCAGACGCAGGAACATTCGTTCTTACTGAAACTTCTCTACTACTTCACTGCTGGGGTCAAAATCCAGTTGTTACCGCTAAGCTTCAACTTAACGGCCAAGATCGTTTCTCTGAGCGTGAAGGAACTTACTTTGGATTGGTCCAACCATACCAAGCACACACCAGAAATCCTGATGAAGGTATTAACGTTTACTCTTTCGCTCTTCGCCCAGAGGAACACCAACCTTCAGGAACTTGTAACTTCTCCAGAATTGATAATGCCACACTTCAATTGGTCTTATCCAATGCCACTGTTGAAGGAACTAAGACTGCTAAGGTTCGTGTATATGCTACCAACTACAACGTTCTCAGAATTATGAGTGGTATGGGAGGTTTAGCATATTCCAACTAAGCACCTTATATCGTGTGGTTTTTATTTATATATTTTAATATTAAAATTTAAATACTTATATTGATTTTTAATATTA